TGGTTTTGAAGGATTTGCTCCTAACCGTTTCTTATTGTTCAAAAAATCATAATTATTAATATATAAAGACATAAGAAAATGGAGAAATATTTTTATTTTAGAAAAGATGCTACTACAGCTAATGATGATGATCAAGTAAATGGATCTAACTTAGTTAAGGTATCAGATCTTATTAGTATGGAAGCCACAGGAAACACTAGTTTAGTTTTAAGATTTCATCCTCGTATGAACGCTTTTGCTGCTGGTGGTAATGCTGCTGCTGATGCTGATAATCTTACGGATACTTTAACATTGACTGTTGGTACTAATGCACAGAGAACTGTTATTGAAACTATTTGTGCTGCTATTGCTAAACCAATGATTGCAGGTGCACCAAACTTAATTGTTTTGTTTGATGCAAATTCAGGAGATGGATTAGATGGTATTACAGATGTTGTTACTGCTGTAGCTGCTGCTCAAGCTTAATAGCTAACAACTATTAATTATATTACTGGAAGGGGCTTGTCCCCTTCCTTTTATAAACTTTAAGTTAATTTTAGAAAATAATTATTATGACACCAACAAAAACTCGTAAGGCTGTAACGCCTCCTACGAATACTAAGGTCGAAGCTAAAGCTCCCGTAGTAGAAAGAAAGTTTGTTCCGAACTTTTCAAACAAACAAAAAAATTACAAACCAACAGTATATCAACTTGTAACAAGTTCTAAAAAGAAAAATGGTATGCCACAGTATCCTATAGTTTCTTTACTAAAGGCTGAGGATATTATTTTTGATCCTGAAACTGGGGAAAACAGAAAGATTAGATACGTTCCTGGAGAGACATCTATATTTGCTGATGAGCAATCTGAGAACGCAAAAATGAGAGAGCCTATAGCTTTCAATAATGGTTATCTTTTTGTAGATCACACAAATCCTACTCTTAAAAAATACTTAGACACTTGTAATGTTAATGGTAGTAATCCACACAGAATAAAGTCTAAGTCTATTTTATTTACTGTTAAAGACGATGAGAAGTCTGCACAGCAAAAAATAGAAGAAGTGGGTAGTACCATGGAAGCTGTACAAAGTGCTCTTAAAATGCCTGTAAACGAGCTTATGGGGTATGCTAAAGTATTAGGTATAAAGATTGATAGAAGTGTCGATGAGGTTCGTTGGGACATGAAAGTTCAAGCAGAAAAAAACCCTAAAGGTTTCTTAGCTGGCATGAATGATCCTAGAACAGAGATGAAGCAAGTATTGTTAATGGCTGAAGAGTCTGGCATTATAGCGATGAAGGGTAAAAGCGTTACATGGTCTGCATCAGGTAACACAATATGTATACCACCAGTTGGTATAAAGCCTTTAGATAAGATGGTAGATTACTGCTCTCAAGGTGAAGGAGAACAAGTGTACGCTGAAATAGAACGTAGGTTACAAGCTCTTAATGGATAATGAGTTAATGTAATATATAATAATGTAGGGGACTTAGCGGTCCCCTTTTTTTATTATCTCGATTTATTTTGTATTTTTGCTAGGGAATAAAACATACAATAATGACGATTGATGAAATATATAGACTGGTGCAAACCTTTGCAAACAAAGAGCAGAGAGGGTTTATAACACCGTCTGATTTTAATCTTTTAGCAAAACAAGCAGAGTTAGAGCTAGTAAATAAAAGGTTAAATATACTACAAGAAAAGTCCCAACCTAGAAAGGCAGGAGGTTTTATAGAAGAGTCTTTAACACCTGAAATGGCAGAGCAAGATTTAGCTCCTTTTTTAATATCAAAAAGATTTAACGTTTCATCCTCTGTGGTTGCATCTGGATATTCAGAGGCAGAGGTTAGTCTTACCAACGATGTTCTTTTAATAAAAGAAATTTTTATATTACCAGATGAAAATTTTGGTATAAACTCTCATATACCTTTAGAGATAGTAAAACCTGAAGATATAAATAAAGTACTTAGAAGTAGTTTGGTTAAACCTTCAATTGACTTTCCTATAGGTCTTATGAGTGGATCTTCTACAAGCGAAAGGTTGAAAATAAAAATATTTCCTGACAATATAAAGAATGTGATGGTTTACTACTACCATTTACCGTCTATACCGCCTCAATGGAACTATGTTACTGTCGCTGGAAAGCCTGTACATGATCCGTCTAACTCAACTCAATTTAAATTTCCTTCTAGGGTTCATAGTGAAATTGTAGTTAAAATATTAGAATATCTTGGGGTTAACTTAAGAGAGGCTCAATTAGTTCAGTATGCTCAAAGTAACGAATTAAAAGCAGATAGTTAATTATGGCAATAGATTACACAACAATAGAAGAGATTATTAACGATTTTCAGTTAATGATTGACGACACATCTTACGATAAAGAAGCTAGTGTATATCAGCTAAGATTGCTAGCTTTACAAGGACTTAGAGAACTTACATTTGATGTTGAGCAAAGGGTTAAGACTACCACTATTACTGTGGATTCAACAACACTTCAATGCACTTTACCTGATGATTATGTAAAATTGCTTAAGGTTGGCTATAAAAACAGTTCTGATGATTTTGTTTCTTTAGGTTATAAATCTGATTTATCTTTAGATGCAAGTGTAAATTCACAGATAAGTGAAGATCCTTATGATGAGAATAATCCTTATTTTCACACTGATATGGGTAGAAAATATGGCGTAGGAGGTGGTCAAAACGCTTTAGGTTATTACAGGATTAATAGACAAGATGGAACTATAAACTTTTCTTCAGATCTTTCTGGAAAAACAATATTTATGGAGTACATATCTGATGGTATTACTGCTACTCCTGGTGAGGATCATATTGTTCGATTTACTATAACTAGCCCTTTTGCTTCTTCATCTTCTGCTACTGGTATTATAAGTGGCACAACAATTAAAATACCATCTAGGTCTGGAGGTGTAATTACTTACACCTTTAAAAACACTAAACTTTTGGATTCAACTGGAGTAGTAATACATGATTATGACGACTTAAGTAGTAACCCTTTATCTACAGATGTTTATGTCGATCTTGTTACAAATTCAGCTTCTGATGTTGCAGAAGCTTTAACCTTAGTTATAAATGAAGGTCATCAAAAGTATCACATATCTCCTAACGACTCTAATATAACAGCTGTTAATAATAATGAGGATGTTACTGTAATAATTAGTAATCTTACTTCAGACCCTTTAGATCTACTAAGTACTGGAGGAGAGTTTGATAGTAATATATTTGATGGATCAACTCCATATTTTTCTGTAGAAAATCAACGATTAATTCAGTTGGGATCTTCAGGAGACGTACCCAAGATACATAAGTTTTGCGAGGAAGCTTTAAGGTCTTACATGTACTATAAGTACATTCAGAGAAAACGTGGTATTCCTGCTAACGAAAAACAAATGGCTAAAAGAGCTTACTACAACGAGAAAAGATTAGCTAGAGCTAGGATGATGAATTTTAATAAAGAAGCTGCTATGCAAGTTTCTAGAAAAGCGTTTAAGCAATCTCCAAAAATATAAATTAAATGCCTTTAGATAAGAGAAGTTTTTTAGGTGGTATGAATAAAGACGGAGATGTTCGTCTTATTAAAAACCCAGATTACATAGACGCTTTAAATGTTAGAGCAGCAACATCTGTTGATGGGACTGTTGGTTCTTTAGAGAATATAGAAGGTAACGAGGTAGTTCCTTTTGATTTTTACTCTACAGAATCAGAAACACTTTTTGTTAATGATAACGGTTTATATGAAGAAATAAATCCTGCGACTGTATTCTATCAAAAGGTTATAAGAATACAAGGTTGGGAACAAAATAATTCTGAATACAGATTTACTTTACTTTCAGTTGGGCCAAATGGAAATATTCCTATTGGTGAGTTTAATTGGTCTGGAAATGTTAATCATACTTTTACAGCTCAATATTTATACTCTCAGTTTAGTAGTGTTGGTACTTATAATAGCGGTATTAACGTGTATGATGTAAATACTGGAGATCAATATACGGCAAGCATAAAACTTTTAACATTTGGTCAAAACGCTATGTTGCATGGCGGTTATTTTGATGTTGTAGTTGAGTGTGACGTTGCTGGCGTTAATTTTAATCTTGGTGTATCTGTATCTTTAAATTCAACAGGCGGTGAAAGGTATTCTCCCCCTGGTCTACCTGATATTCAGTATACTTATACTTTTTCTGAAGATTCTAGTATACCAATAACTCCTAGTGAAAACGTTTCTATAATGTTGTTACCATCTTTTGATACTGGTGGTGTTTATAATTCAGACGCTAATGATGATGGTGTTGTTATAAGTCCTAACGGTACTTTTTACGAAGTTGGTAATAGAACTGTTTGGAGAATTACGTTTGTTGCAGGAGAAGAGCCTACGTCACCTGCGGACTTTCCTATAGTAAACGTTTTCTCTTATAGGGAAAACCTTAACCCAGCAGATGAAAATAATGAATATGAGTTTGAGCCTTTTTTGACTATAGATCCATCTACATTTTCATCTGGAGAGTTTGAGTTTGACTCAAATCAAAATAAATTATCTGCATTTCTACATGAAGAGTTTTCTCAAAGTAAAACCATCCTTTGTGATGGTTTGCCTTTAGACTTTCTTGTAAATTCTGATAATTTCTTTTTAACTTTTTCTGAAAACGCAACTTTTAATGGTGAAAATAACTTTACTGTTATCGTTGTAGGACCTGTTGGTGTTAAATTTAAACTAGCCTTAGGGTTTAGTTATCATAGTATAAATAATATTTTAAGCCAATCAGAGGGATTTGATGTTGGAGAATCAGATGTTTTGACTGTTTTTGGAAACGGAACAATGATGACTCTTAATAGTTATCAAATAGTTGAAAATTCCATCGAAATTACAGACTCTATAATTAATGATTTTGCTACTTTACAAGAAGAGTTAGCAAATCAAATTCAAATATATAATGAGCAAGAACAGACTTTAATTGAACTAAATATTACTAATAACAATTTAGAAACGCAGCTTGAAAATCAGATAGCTTTGACTGATTTAGCAAATGCAGAATTAGCCTCAACTGAGTCTAGTTTAAGTATTGCTAACAGTGTTATTTCTGATCACGTTAGTACTATTAATGAGATGGCTCAGTCTATTGATTTTTATCAAGAGCAGAATGACGCTATGCTTATACAGATAGCTACTTTAGAAGCAGATTTAGATGATGTTAATGATCAATTAAATCAGATTCAAGCTCAATTAAATATAGCTCTAGACAATTTAGAGGCTGAGGAGGATTTAACAGCATCTCAAGTAATAACAATAGCTGAACTTAATGCAGAGATAGTAGAACTAAGAGACGCTATTATAGCTATAAATGTAGCTCATGGAAGTGATTTAGCAGCTTTAGAGGCTGAGTTAGGGGCTGAGATAACATTATTGCAAAATGCTAAGGATAACCTTGAGTTTCTTTTGGAAGAGGCTAATCTAATGATAGCTCAGTATGTTCAAGATCTTCAGGATCAAGATGATGATCATGCCGCAGAGATTGCACAATTAACACTAGATCATCAACATGAAGTAGCTGTCCTTATTGATGAACATAATCAAGCTTTAGATGATGCAGAAGATGCTGACCAAGCTGCTCAAGACGCTTTGCAAGCACAGTTTGATCAAGATTTAGATAATCTTACTGCACAGCATAATGCTGAAGTACAGGCTTTAGAAGGAGATATTACTTCCCTTACTACTCAGGTTACTGATCAAGGAGCCACAATAGGTAATCTTCAGACTAACCTTTACGAACTTGGTTTGCAAATGGACGCGTTGCAGGAACAACTTAATGCTAACGTTATATCTGATTCTATAATAGTGTCTATACTTGATAATTATAATCAAATTTATGTTGATACAACTCGATCATATAATCTAAGTCTAGAAGCATATAACGCTTTGAATATAGATAATCAAGTAATTTATGAGGAGGATTTTTCTACAACTTCTGATTATGAAAATGAGTGGATTTTTTATGATAATGTATATTTTACTGCTGTAGGTAATATAATTTCATTACCTTCATTTTTATTTGAACAAAATGGCTACTTACAAGCACTTTCTGGTACGGGAACTTATGGAGCTTTTAGACTCCCTTACAGTTCCTTTCAAAACTCAGCATCTTGGGTGAATGGTGCTGAAATAACTTTGTCAATAACTTTTGAAGTTGTTAATACGAGTACGGTTGGTTCTACGTCAATACCAGCTAATACAAGTGTGCAGATAACTAATCAATGGGATACTACAGGTGATTATGATTTCGCTGAAGAGGTTGTTATTAATGAATCATACAATTTAACTCCTGGGGGGTTAAATAACCCAGATCCTTTTTTACATACCTTTACTGTTGTCAATAATAGCGTAGGGTATCAAGGTAATTATTTAGATAGATACGCTAATATTGTTATTATATTTCCTCCTATTCCGAATGCAAATATTGAATATAGGATTACAGATATTCGAATGGGTAATTCTTCTCAAGAGATGTTTGCTTTTGATTTAAATAATTTAGTTCCAGGTAGAAGAGACTTTTATCTTGATAGGTACAATGAAGCAAATGATATAATTTTAGATTGGCAAAGTTCTGGACTTGACACCCTTAGTGAATTTATACCTCAAGAAAATGTTTACAACAATCTTCTTGGTAAAGTTATTCCTGGGTTTCTTGATAATCCCAACCTTAGTTCAAATTACACTCTAGGAGGTAGACTTCAAAGATACGTAGACGCTGTTACAGATTTTTCTAACGCTGTTACGACTCAACTTTATAATCAATACAACCTATATGTCGTAGCTTCAAGTGCAGATATTTCTGATTTAGAAGCTATGCAGCAAGCGCATCAATTAACTGTAAGCACTTTAGAAGGAAACATTGATTCTCAAGAATTACAAATTCAAGATTTACAATTTCAACTTGATAACGCTATATTTACTATAGAGAATATGGATACTTTTAATATTGACCATAATATTTCTCTAAAAAGTATAATTACTGCAGAGAATATTGTGTCATCCGTTTATATGATTAAGGGTCCAGAGCCTGGATCCAGTGATTTTCCAAATGGTATATCTCATTACGGTGCATCAAACTATCCTCAGGGAATAGCCATTAATCCAAGATGGGTGATTAACGGAGAAATGGTATCTGGAGAGCAAGTTACACTTGTAAGTCAGCAAGAGTATATTGATTTATGCACCCAGCCAATTAGTCCTACAAATAATATTTGTTATTACATAACAAATAGATTTAATAATAATCAACCAATTGAAATTGAGATACCAGGAGGTGGTTATCCAACTCAAGTTATGCATATTATGTTTTTGAACTTTGATGAAAACACACAGGAGCTTAACTCTAGCGTTACACCTGTTGTTGATATTGGGATAGATATTACAAATAATTTTTTTAGTCCAGCTGAATCTATAGATGATGCTTTTGAAGTGCCAATGATACAAATACTAATTTATTTTAATGAGGATGAAGCTGATAATGTAACGTTTTCAGATGAACTTTATCTTAGTACATTTGAGGATAGCGTAAATGGAACTATACTTTGGTATGGAAATTATAATGGAAATCCATATCATATGTCTATACCTTATATTAAGTCAATTAATCTTCCTTCTGTATTTTAAGTTGTTTATGAAATTTAATAAAAACCTATGTCTTTAACAATAAAAAATAAAAACTTAAACTTACATAAAAGTTTTTCAACTAAATCTTTGTCGGGAGAGTATACCTGCATAGGTTCTTATGAAGATAAGACTACAAATTGTATATATTACTTTTTATACTCTGAAGATAATATTGGTGTAGCTGGTAAATACGATTGCATTGTAGAGTATAGCCAAGTTGAAAACAAGACTACTGTGGTTTATCAAGATGGTAAAACAGGTAGCAATGGGATTAATGAAAATATCTTAAACTTTGATAAAGACCACCTTATAACTGGTATTAATAAAGTTGAAGATATACTTTATTTTACAGACAATCTTAATAGGCCTAGAAAGATTGATGTAGAGAAAGCTAAAAGAAACGAGCAGTATATAAAACTTGGTCCTACGTTTCAAGGTATATTAGATAATCCAACTTTAGGTAGTGAACTTATTATAAATAATACTTGGGACATTAGAAGTGTTGATGGTGATAATACCATAAACGGTGCAACCTCTAATGTAACTTCTTCTGACACTGGAAGTTTTAGATTTATTACAGAAGCCTCAGGTTCATCAGACATACACATTAGAAAATTAGGTATAGTAAGTCCTGGAAAATATTACGAATTATCATACGAGATAGATAGTAGTAATAAAGATAATGGATTAGCTACTTATACTGCTGATGATGATGCTGAACAAATTAATATAAACACAACTGTTGGTACTCACAAAACTAAATATTTTTCTAAAAATACTTTTTTTTTAATTAAAAGAAGTAGTCATGGTGCTGATATAACTATAAGTAATATATCTTTAAAAGAAATAAAAGAAGAAAGCACTATATTAGTTGGTGTAACTAATAATCATCCTTTTGAAAAAAACGATCACTTGTATCTTCAACAGTTTGGTATAATATCTCCAGACTTGTTAGGTAAAGGGTATAATGGTTACGCTAAAGCTGTTGGTATTATTAAGAGGTTCGCAAAAGGAACAACTCATGTTACTCTAACACAAAACAGTAAAACTGTTACAATGCAGGGGGCAACCCCTACTGATGGATTATTATCTGGTGATTTTGTTTGTGTTGTGGTTAGTGGTAACGCATATTTCATTGAGATTGATTTCATCGTTGATACTCATACTTTTGAAGCTACTAATGCATGGACTAATATAGGTATAGCTACAACTAGTTTTAATTTATCAACATTTAACCCTGATTTAAATACTGATAATGGTATTATAACTAGCACACCTTTTATTGATGAAGTAGAAACATCTCCTGGGGGTAAGGTACTACATGCTCAACCTGATGATGCTTACTCTCCTCTAATTAGTTTTGGGGAGTTTGAAGATAAGATGTTATACCTTGACGCTTTATCTCATCAACCAAGATATAAGCCTGAGTTTTCTTTTAACAAAGAGCCAGCTAGGGTAAACCATATAGTTGGTAAGTTTTTTCAGTTTAGATATAGATATGTTTACAAGGATGGTACTGTATCAGCATATAGTGGTATATCAGATGTAGCTAACCAAAGTGTTTATACCAAAAGATATATTTCTGGTGAAGACAACACTACTATTAATAACGCTGTAAATAATATTATAAATATAAAGTATAACGATAGCATATCTTATGTGGATAAGGTAGAGGTTGTAGCTAGGGATGGTAATGATGGTGAGTTTTTCCTTGTAGAAACTATACCTAATGACTTTATAAAGTACTTAAAAAGAAAAAAGAACGAATCTCTTTTTTCTACCCCTAGTTTGTTTTTTGGTGGATCTACTCAAACTAATGTTGAGTTTTCAACTGCAATATTTAGAAATGATGGTGTTTATCCTTTTGTATCTAAAACAGATATTGATAAGCTTCAAGATGCTTTACCTAAACTAGCGAAAGCTCAAACTATACTACCTAAGAATAGAATAGCATATGGTAACGTTGTTGATGGATATGATAATACAGATATATATTGTAATTTAAAAATAAAGCCTGTAACTAGTTTGCAAGCTTCCGATCAGCCTATTAATAATATGCTTTTAGTAGGTGATACTTATTCAAACGCACCTGACTTTGAAGTTGTAAATGCAGGTGGTCCAAACATTAGTACTGTTTTTAAGGTTAGTTTTGATCTTTCTGGTCTAGACCCAGAAACAAATGGTGGTGAAGGAGTTATAGATCTTAATTACAATTGGGTTAAAACTTTGTTTCAAAATCATGAAGTAACACTTGGACAAAATAGTGTAGGTACTGGTGTAGCCTTAGTCCCAAGAGGTGGTCATTTTAGGCATACATCATCTATATCTAATCCTGGCAGCGTTGACGCTATAGGGTTACACATTGAGGAAAAAATAAATCTTTTAGAGTTTGATTTAGAAGATAGTGTAGGTTATTTCACTCAAGGTTCAAGTGTTTCTAGTCTTCAAACTAGACCTCAAAAAAATTTAACAACAGCTTCTTATAATACAAGTAATAATAAATTATCTATAACATTTACTTACCAAGAAGATTATCATCCTTTTGAAAATGAAAATATTGGAGTAGTTAATATTTTTTCTAATGACGTTAATTATTCTTTAACTGGAAATTCTGGAATTAATAGCGTAGATTTTTCAGGTAAAGGAAAGAGTTCAGGTGGAGCTACAAATATGCACCATCAAGAAGTTAATAGCTTAAAATCGTCTTTTAGAGGTGCACCTTCTTTTGGTAAATCTTACAAAACTGGGGCTAATCATGGTTTTGGTTTAGTGTATTATGACGAGACAAATAGGGCTTCTTTTGTTAATACCTCAAAAGCTATAAATAGTTTTAATTCAGGTACAAACGTATACGCACCTTTTTATACTGAAATTAATCAACCTCAAAGTACATTTAATGGTCTTGAGTGGAGGATATATCATAAGCCTCCAATATGGGCAACTCATTATCAATGGGTGTACTCTGGCAACAATACTTTAGATGAGTTTATACAAATTCCTATACTAAATTCATATAAAGGAACGGGTAATAATTCTAATAAAATATATTTAGGTTTAGGATCACTAAAAGGGTTGGGTGAAGAAGATATTGACCTAGAAAGCTATATAGACTCTACATCTGCTGTAATAGATTATGTTTACGCAAAAGGTGATAGGGTTAGGTACATATCTTTTGGTTTAACAGGTATATCAGGTGATGATAGCAATGAAAATTCTAGAAAATATTTTAAAGAAAATATAGACGTTCCTATATCATCTTATGATTTTTACACTCAAGAAGAAATTCAGGATGCTGTTGGTGGGTCTGATCGTATTCCAGGATTTTACATTGTTATAGATAGCCCTACAGATGCTGGTAACGATATAGATTTTTCTGAAGCAAATGATGGGGATATTGATGGTAGTATAGCTGTGGATCATGCTGATGTTGATCATACTGACGATGATTTTTCACACAATGGTTATCACAGACTTATAGTAGAAATATATAGACCTAAAAAATCTATACAATCAGAGGTTTCTGGTTTGTTTTATGAGGTAGGAGAAAAGCTTGATATAGAGAATCCAGGAACTGATTTTAGATCTCATCAGGGTCAGGGTTCTGATTACTTTTTTGACGAGGAGTCTGGAATGGAGGTTACAGCTATAGACGGATTGAACGGGTCTATTGATGATAGTGGAAACCAAACTACAAACTTTGCGTCTGGAACTTTAATTCATGGTGATGTTTACACTAGAAGAAGGGTCATGGTTCCTTTTCATAACAATAATGGTTCTTCAGGGATTGCACCAGTTGCTTTTGCATGTGAGAGTTATTACCTAACAGACTTCTATAATTCTGACAACTGGGACAAGGGTAGAGTTAATATAGTAAACCCTTACTCTGAGGAAAGAAGACTACCTGCTTCAGTTTACTACTCTGATGTTTTTACTAGTACAGCTAACTTCAATGGTCTTAGCACCTTTGACATGGCAACATCCCCATACTACGACTACAATCAAGACTTTGGGTCAATACAATTATTAACGCTGAAAGGCGATAATCTTTTAATATTTCACGAGAATAAAGTAGCTAGAGCTTTAGTTGGTAAGAATATAATTAACTACGCTGACGGGGCTTCTAACGTAACCTTATCTCAAGACATACTTTCTGACTACGCTCAGGTGTATTCTGCAGAGAATGGTTGTAGCCTTAACCCTGAAAGTATAGTTGAGAATAATGATAGGTTTTATTTTGTAGACATAAAGAGAGGTTCTATATTAAGGCTTGGAGGAGATGGTATAACAAGAATATCTGACTACGGATTGTCTGACTATATTAGAGATAAGGGTCAAGTGTATATAGATCAAGAAGTTGAAAACCTTAAAATTGTTGCTGGCTACGACCCTAAATATGATGAGTATATAGTTACATTTCCATCTACATTAAAAACTGAAGATTATAATAATTCTGGTTTTTGGGGTTTTGATTCTAGTAATGTTGACGAGTCTTTTACTTTAATTGGCAATCAAGATCCTGGAGTTTTTGACCCTGCTAAAACTATAGCTTTTAATGACACTTTAAAAAAGTGGACATCTTTTTATAGCTATAAACCAGAGTTTTATGGCAAGATAAATAGACAGTTTGTTACGTATAAAAATGGTAAAATATACAGACACAACACTGAAAATAAAAGTAATTTTAATACTTTCTATGGTGTTAGATACAACTCTAATATAGAGTTTCCATTTAACTCAGATCCATCCTCTGTGAAAACCTATAATAGCATATCTTTAGAAAGTGACACAAAGCTTTTAACTAATATGTCTACAAATATGGGTCAATATAACAACTCTTATGATTCTGTTATATCTACCCAAATAGGTTATAAAAAAGTTGACGGAACTATATCAACACAAGTAAGTTCTCCTTACTGCCTTTATGGATCTCCAAGCTCTAACTTTTATAAAGATTTATCTCCAGGTGATTTAATTAGGTTCTATAATGCAGAAAATTCAAGTCCTCAGTACAATGTAGTTAAAAGTATCTTAACAAAGCAAAAAGTTGATTTAGATAACCCCGTTATATACAGGTCAAAAAACAATAGAATTGATGTTATAGATTATAAAACAAAGGAGGGTATTCAATATTCTAAAATTCCTTTTGCTCCAAGTAAGTTTAACGTAAATGAGTATGGCGAATTTCAGGGTGATTTTAATGGGGATGCTTCTAATATTTTTGGATTAGGTATGTTTAGTGCAGATCGTTATGCTTCTAATTTTGCCCTTAAAGGTGATTTTAAATCTAATAGTCTTCCTTTTATGGGCAGTAAATCTACTACTGTTTCTAATATAATACCTGGTGGGGTGTACGGAATTTTAGATATTAGAGAAGATTTTAAGTTTGAAGAAGTTTTTGATCTTGATGGTAGTCTTAATAAAGGTAAAGATATTATATCTTCTAAAGGCAATTTTTCAAACTCTTCTGACTGGACTGTTATAGACTCAGGAGTTAAAGTTCAAAAAAACAAAAAAAGAAGTGGTAATGTTTTGTATTTTGACAAACAAAATTCTTCATCCCAAATAAGGACAACCTCTACTGTAGACTTTAAGTCTAATTCTAAGTATGTAATTTCTTTTAGATTAGATTTAATAGACTTATTAGACAGAAGTAAAGTTTTTTTATCTTTTAGAATTGGAGATAGAGTTGATCAATCTGGTAAACTAGGTTCGTCATTTCAGACTATTTCAATTGACAGTACAAATTACTTACAAAATCATGAAATCGAGTTAAACTCTGGTGACGAAAACATTGACCCTTATTTATATATAAGATCTGAAGAAAATCAACCTGAGTTTCATATAAATAATTTAAAGGTTCAAAAAGTAAACCCACCTAGAGGAATTTTTGTAGCTAAAAATGGAACATCATCTAGGTCTAGGTCTTCTGTTTTTCCATGTGAATACTCTTTACATTGTATGGATGTTAAGACAGGAGAAACTACTCACGCAGGATGGGTTTATAACGTAACACAGGAAAGGGTTGAATTTATATCAGATAATTACAGTAGTCTTCAAGGTAATAAGTTTTACTTTATAGTTAAGGAAGGCCTTATAGATGGTGAAAAGCTTAAAGGACATTACCTTAAAACAATCCTTACATCTCACTGGTATCAATCTAAGTACAAGTTTAATTTGTACGCTGCAAACGTAGATGTAGACAAGAGTGAGCTTAGTAATAAATAATAAAAAAAAATTAGTACATTTGTAAAAATTGAAATCAATGGCACGTAGAGTAAAACCTAAAATAAAATACAACAAGAATAAAAAAGCACCTAAAGCCTTTGTTGGAGCTGCAACAGCAGCTCTTGGCTTAGGTAAGGCAATATACGGTGGTATTCAGGCTAGAAAAGCTAGAAAGGCTCAGGAAGCTTTTGATAAAGGTAGATTGGAAAGAGGAGTTAGTTCAGCTACTAGAAGAATGGTTGATGAGCCTATTGATCAGGATTACATAGAAGGTCTAGAACAATCTAGACTTGCTAGTCAAGCTACAGCTATGAGAAATTTAGCTAGAGACCCTAGAGCATCATTATCTGGTGCCATGGGGCTTCAAAGACAAGCTAGAGAGCAGGAGTTAGGTTTACTTGGTAAACAGCAACAGGCTAAAACTCAGGCTTTACAAAGATTGTCTCAAGAACAACAAATGGCTGAAACTCAAAGACTAGGTGTTGCTGAGGCAGAGCTTAAAGGTTTGGTGGGTCAAAAGGCTGCTGCAGAACAAAATATATTTGGTGGTCTTGAGGATATAGCTAGTGGTATTGGTCAAATGAAAGATGATAACGCTAAAGAGGGTGCTAAAATAGATAAAGATGGTGGAGTAACTCCTGGAAAGTTTGATCACGACAGTAACCCTATAGATATGGTTAAGGACGGTGAGAAGATTGGTGAGGCTACAGGTGGGGAGCTTATACTACCTCCTGATGATGTGCAAGAAATTAGGATGGCTTTAGATAAAGGAGATAAAGAATCTGCATTTGAACTTATGGAAAGACTTGTTGCTAAATACGATAGTAACGTTATAGGTGATGATGACAATGAAGCCCAAGAAGGTGCTAAAGTTCAACAACCTACTGTTCCACCTTTAAATCAAGATAGAGCTCAAGAAATTGTTAGAGTGATGAAAGGTAACGCTGATCAAGTTAGAAACGTTGGAGAACTTCCTTTTGATGAGGATCCAACAAATCCTGCGGGACTTGTTAAGTACGTTGGTGACAAACTTTCTTTTGACATAGATTCAACCAGTAAAGCTGAGATTGACTTTATTAAAAACTATAGAGACTTTCTTATTCAAGAAAAAGGAAGAGTTGACGCACCTAAGAAAGAGATGATGGGTGGCGGATATTTAGCTAAGGTGAAAGCTAGAATGGGCTCTTACATAAAATCAAAAATGTAAAACATGGCTGGAGAAGGTTTATTTTTCACAGGAGTTGTTTTAAAGAATAATCGTAACTTAATTCAGGAACAGGCTACTCGTGATTCTTTACAAATTCAAAAGGATCAACTTAAGTTACAGCAAGATGAGGCTGTTGCTAGGAGAAGACAAGAGAGGGAGGAAGGTACTAAGGAAATATCTTATTCTGGAGACGACATAAATGCAAGACTTCAAGATCCTTATAGAGCTAACTACGATGAGTATAAGAATTACATGAACGAAAACTCTTTAGATATATATGACTTAGTTCCTGATGCTGTTAAAAAAAGAGGTGATTTTGAGTCTACCCTTGTTACAGATGGAAAGAAACTAAAGAAAATATCTTTAGACTATAAAGTTATAAAAGATAAAATAGCTGCTGGAGAGATTGATACTTCAAAGATATTGACAAATCCAGAGACAGGTAAATTTATTTTTGAAGAAAACTTTGATAACATAGTAAACGGCTATAGTGGTGGTGAATCTTTAGATAGCCTTATGAGCAATTTCTCTTTAGAGTATGGTGACGTTGTAGATGTTGTTGACTTTGTAGACCCTACTAATGGTTTATTGGATGATATATTAGCAAAAGATGAAAATAAACCTAAGGTTGATAAGTTTCAAAAAGATGGTAGAATTACAACTACTACAGATGTTCTTACAGATAATGTTTTAAATCAACTTGATCAGTCCCTAAGAGAGAATCTTAGATTAGATAAAAATGGTGATTATGATGTTATGGAGTTTAGAGCTTTACTACAAGGTCAACAAGCCTTTGTTTTTGCTGACGGTTCTTCTGGAGATGCTAGAAGAGCTTTTGCTAACACAAGTAAAGAAAATGGTGGTGCTGGTAAGGCTGGTAATGTTGAGGATACTTTTTTAAAGAAGCTAGACCCTAAGGATCAATCTTTTGATGAAGATCTTTACAATCAATATGTAGAGTTTATAATTAGTGAGGAAAAGAAAAAAGCTAAAAGTAGATATAAGCCTCAGGTAAGTGTAACTCAAAAAACTGAGGATAAAAAAGACGCATTTACTGAAAAAGATTTATCTTTAATAACTGCTCAACCAAAAAACGTTGACCAAGTTAACGGATTAGAGTTAAAGCTTGACGCTAATCAAGCTGCAACAGCTACAATAAAAGATGTTCAAATAACACTCAAAGATCTTCAGGCTGTAGAAGGACAACAGCTAGGTAGCTTAGTAGAGCCAGAATCTGTTATAGCTAATTTAGAATATTTTGATCCTGGAGCTGAGTCATTTAGAGCTGACGTTAAAAGAATAACTGTACTTAATGACGCAAACTCTACACCTGTAGCTGAGGTAGATCATAACGGTAAGAGAATGTTGGTTCCTTTATATTTATTACATTCAGAGCTTGAAAAGAAATTTAAAGAAGGATCTGAGGGTGCTAAGTTAATTCAGTACTCTAGAGAGTTTTATAAGAATGAAATTCTAGAAAGACAAGACGCTGGTAAAGATGATTCATCTGCAGAAGGAGATGCTTTATTCAATCAATAATAAAATTTACATCTAATGGATAGGTTAGAACAACTTTATAATCTTTATGTAGATAAAGGTATATTAACATCAAAAACAACTTTAGACCAGTTTAAAGAGTCTGATGTTGACATACAAAGTAAACTTTACGATTTAGGAAAAAATAAAGGTTTGTTCAATACAACAGACCTTAATACTTTTCAGTCAGCTTGGGGTGATGTAAAAAAAAAAGATTCTTCAGCATTTCAAAACTCAATTTCCCAAAAGACTACAGAGGATTCTGTATTGGAATCGGAGCCTTCAACTTCTTCTTCGGAGTACATAGAGTCTCTAAATGAAAGCATAAGAAAAAGACGACTATCTTCAGAGCAAGGTCAAGACGCATTAGATTTAGATAGAGAATCAAAAAGACCTTTTTACGAAGGTCAAGGTGTTGATATAAATAAGGTTCTTGATGCTGAGTTTGTTAAAAGTCAAGTTGCAGAAAAAAAAGAACAAGAGCTTGAACAAGAAAAAGATCTTGGATTTTTTAGTAAGCTTTACAAAAGAATAACAGACACCTCAGATCTAGAGGAAGATTACTTTACCACAGACGAAGATGTAGCTGATGAATTTTTAGCTAAAAACTCAGACAAAATATTTGAGGCTGAAAAGCAATTTCATAACGCACAAATAAAAGACGTTATAGATAACATTGCTCCAGAATCTAGAATGGAGCAGATAGAGGCTAGAGGTATTGATTTATCTTATATGCCTGTAGATAACATAAAGGTTAACAACGAAAGTGTAAGCGTTAACGAACTTCAAAAAAACTTATTTAACACAGACTTTGTAAACGATGTTATTGATGGTAAAACTACTGTTACTATTGATAATCCTGATAATGACGAAGGACTAAAAACTCTTCAAGATTTACTTGAAAGACAAGTTGAGTCTGGTGGTTTTATAGGTGACTGGGCAGAGAGTTTTGCTGCTGGTGCTTTAGATTTGTTAGTAGCGGGTCCTCTTGAAATAGCTGAAGGGTTATTAATAGGTGGTGCTACTAGTGATTATGAGCAAATAATGTACAACACCAGAGGTGGTAAGTTTGCAAGTAAAGTTAAAAAGACTGCAGATAAAATAAGAGAAAGAACTAGATTGTATCAGGAAGATGGTATGACAAGCTCAATACTAAAGGGTAACTTCCTTGATGCATTCAAACAAGGAGGCAGTGCTATAGCAGAGACAATGCCTTTAATATTTAGTATGTACGCATCTAGTCCTACTTTAGCTACAAAGTTTGGACCAAAGGCTGCTCAAAATATATCTTTAGGGGCTATAGGTTTGTCAACTGCTGGGGTTCAATCTTTAAGCTTGAAAGAGCAAAGAATGAAGGGTGAAATAGATGTTAACAATTTTGCATTATATGCTAACGCTGCTTTGACTGGTGCTGCTGAAGCTGTCTTTGAAAAAACCACGTTAGATTTAGTTAATGATGCCAGAGCACTAATCGGTAGAGGAAAATCCAAACAAAGTGCTAAAGAAATAGCAGATAACATTACAGATGGTTTCTTTGCTAAAGGTATACAAGAGGGTGGTGCTGAATTTAAAACTGAGGTATCTAACACCATAACAAATATGATAACTGGTGTAGATAAAAACCCAGAAGATGTTTTAGTTAGGCTATCTGACTCTTTTCTTATTGGTTTTGCTATGGGTGGTGGTATACATAGTGCAGGATATTTAGGTAAAGCCTTTACAGACGCAGATTATAAAAAGCTTAACGACAATATAGTTGTTAACTTTATAATGGAGGATAAGTCCACTAAACAAATGAGTAGAGCTGAAGCTTTAAGATTTGTTAAGACTGAAGGTGTGGGTCAGCAGATTAGAGATGGTAAGATAAAGATGGATGCTTCTATGAATGCTGAAGCTCAGTCTTTACTAGATGAACTTGTATTTGGATTCTACGCACCTGATGCTGCTGAGGCTAGAGGATTAATGCAGGAGAAAGAGAAGGTTGTTAATGATATGTTAAACGTCTTAGATTCAAAGAAAAAGTCAGACATATCTATAGATGAAATATCAGCTTTAAATGATGCTGTTAGTCAGATGGAATCTGAGGGTAAAAAGTCTAAATACAACGTTACAGACAGAACTAAGAGTATAAGAGAAAGACTTGGAGCTGTTTTAAATGATAAAGGTATTCAGGTTATAGACCCTATGACTAGTCAAGATACTAGTGGATCTAATATAACTGAATCTGTAGAAGCCACAGAAATAAAGACTCAAGAGCAATACGAAAGTGTTAAAAGTCAAATAGATAAAGGAAAAAGAAAACCTGTAATAGTAACATCACAAGATAAGTCTGGCATTGTATTTAATAACAATAAAGCTGAGACCTCTAATATAACTACTGCTAAGTTTAATAACGTATCTGATGCTAGAAACGCATTAAAAGATTACGAAGCTAAAATGTCTGAGGGTGTAAATAAAGAGGACTTATTCAAAGCTAATAATAAATTATTTATAAACACATCTAAAGATAATCTTGACCAGATACCTCAAGATGTTATTAATAGTAATGATTATCATATATTAACTTCAGATAGAGGAGGCGTAACGGAACAAGAGAAAGCATCTAGAATGGAAAGACTTAAGTCTATGCTAAATGAGGCTGGTGCAACTTACTATACTGTTCAAGGTGTTTACAATAGTGTTGCAGAAGAAAGTCTTTTAGTAACAGGTCTTAGTGACGCTTCAGCTTTAAATATAGGCAATCAGTTTCAACAAGAGTCTATATTCTCTTCTAAGACGGGTTTCATGTATAATGATGGTAGAATTGAACCTTTAGACCCTAAGAAAAATACCAAAGGTCCTGACGCTAGAAAGCAAGAAGGTCTAACTATATTAAATATAAACGGTAGAAAAACATCAATATCTTTAGGTACAGATAAGTCGAAAACAAGTTATGGTAAAAACTTTAACTCAGAAAACGTACATAAACTTGATCCGAATAATCCTAAGTATGATTCAGACTTGTTTGAAGGTGTTACTGAAGCAAGAAAAGAAGCTTTAGGTTTTGCACTTAAGTTACTTAACTCAATAGGAAACCTTAATGTTACTGTTATTAAGAATAGTAACGCAATGGCTGAACAATTAAAGTCTATAGGTCAAGATCCATCTAAGAGTAGATCATCTTTCTTTAGAGGTGCTGACAAGACTATATATGTAAACCTTGAAACTGTTCGTGGAAATACTTTATTTCATGAGATCATTCACCCTATGGTTGATTTCATTAAGAAGACTGATGCTGATTTATACAAAAGAATAGAGTCTGAAGTTAAGGAAAGTAACATGAAAAGACGTGTTATAAAGGATGGTCGTAGGATGAAGGGTTCTTATCTTGACTGGGCTAAAGCAAACTATGAAGGTCTTTCTGAGGAGGCACTAATAGAAGAGGCTTTTGCTGAGATGATGGGTGACGCTGCCTATGGTCACTTTGTAAATAAACAGTCTAAGCTAACAAAGATTAGAGAAGTTATAAGAGCTATACTAGAGAGACTAAATATAGTATCTCCAATAGAAAATGTTGAGTCTATAGATTTACAACAAATGTCTTTAAAAGATTTGGCTGATAACTTATCTGGTGCTTTAGTAAATGGTAGAAAGATTACTGTTGGTGGCGTGGAGTTTGAGGTTGGAGATGTAGATAAATTGTCTGAGATTAGGAAAAAAAATCCAACATTACTTAGTGAACCTAACCCAGAGACTGCAGACATATCTAAGTCTTATCTTTCAGATAAAGCGACAGATCTTGGAATAGATCAGTACTCTGAACCAAGATTTGTTAATCGTTTAAATGAAGATAATTCTAAAATGATTGCAGACGCTTACGATAGTTTAGTTGATGATCCTAAAAACCCAGAGGTTATAAAAGCCTACAAAGCTTTAGCTGATGAGACACTAAGCCAGTATCAATCTATAATAGATAAAGGTTACAAGTTAGAAATATGGAAAGGTAAGGGTGAGCCTTACGCTAACAGCACTGAAATGATTCAGGATGTTAGAGATAATAAACATCTATATATATTTGGGACAGAAGCTGGTTTTGGAGAGGGTGCTATCACGCCTGATCAAAGAAAAGAAAATGTTATGCTCTCTAGAACAGAATATAAAGATGTTAATGGAGATCCTCTTGTTGTGAATGATATATTTAGATTTGTTCACGACTTCTTTGGCCACACAGAGCTTGGTAATGGATTTGGTCCTATCGGTGAAGAAAATGCTTGGCTTAATCATTCTAGAATGTATAGCCCTGAAGCTAGAAAAGCAATGACTACTGAGACTAGGGGTCAAAACTCTTGGGTAAATTACAATAAGAACCTAAGAAGAAAGGATGGTACTATACCTAAAAAAGGTGAAAAAGGTTACGTGCCTTTATCTAAAAGACCTTTTGCTGATCAAAAGATGGGTATACTTCCTGATAACATTGTAAACCCTGTAGAGGTTAAGGCTGAAGATATAAGTGACATTAGAATGCAGGCTTCTGAAGTAGCAGAAGAATATGTAAATGACTTAGATCAGAAAATTAAATCTACGAGAAACTCTAAAGAATTACAAAGACTATTAGATATTAAATCTGGTTTAGCTTTTAGGTCTGGAGATTTAACAACTAAGGCTGAAAGTAAATTTAAAATGAGACAAGGTAGAAGCACTGGTCATTTTGGAACAGGTTTTTATTTTTTCAGCGACCTCAATAGAGCTAAGGCTTATGATGACAGAAGAGTTTCTGTTATTAACTTAAACAATTATAATTTAGCTCCTGGCACTATTAAATTGCACGATGCTCTTAAGTCTATAAATAATAATTCCTTTGATAGAGATGTTAATAAGTATGAGATATTTGGAAGAGAGATAAAAGAAGTAGAATCTATTACTGGTGTTAATTTAACTTCAGAACAAAGAAGTCAATTTGTTAATGATATTAACTTAAAGTTAAACGATACAAATAATATTGATAGTCCTTCGACTCTTATAATGAAATCTTTAGGTTTTGAAGGTATAGATTCTAGATATAATAAAGATACTGACAACTCAACCTACGGTACTGTAATTTATGATATAAAATCTGATCAAGTAGGTGATATTAGAATGCAAGCTCCTCAAGAAGAAACAGAGAATGTAGTATACACTTCAGGATTAGGTAATTTAATATTTGATGTATCTGAGGCTGTTATTAAATTAGACTATAATCTTGGAGAATGGGTTCAAAATATTCCTGGATATACTACCTTAACAGGTGAGCAAGAAATAGACGCTAGGCTATCTACACTACTATTAAAACCTAAAGGGACTCACACCAATAAAGAAATAAAAGAGTTGATGACTCTTAGAAAGGGTGATGTAGCTTTAGAGCTTCACAGGGCTAACGAGATAATGAAAAGGTTTGCTGATATTAATAAAGAATATCAGATGTCTGACGCTGAACTGAATGATCTACTTGGTGACGTAAATAAAATAAAAGCCATGGAGTCTGATAAAAGCGACATGAAGGGTATACTAATGGAGATGAGAAGACATATTGACTCACTTAGTAGAACACTTATAGACGAAGGATTAATAAGAGGTCAAGCATCTTTTGCTGTAGAAGCTAATGGAGGCTTTTACATAACTAGATCTTACAAGCAGTTTGAAAGCAAAAACTGGAAACAAACAGATACTGAAATACAACAAAGAGCTAAAGACTTTTTGTATCAGGAAGTTAAAAAAGAAAATCCTGATTTACCAGAATCTGAAATACAATCTAAAGTAACTGACGCTTACAACGAACTCATTACAAAAGGAGATTTTGCTAGGTTCTCATCTGGTTCTTTTTCTTTGGATGGTTTAAACAGAGTTACATCTATATTTAAACAAAGAAAAGTTATTCCTCAAGAGATAAGAGATTTATGGGGTGAGATAGATAATCCTGTGTTTAACTACAACAACACAATATCTAAAATAGCAAGAACAGTGGCTGCTGAAAGAATGTATAAAGATCTTTTAGATATTGGTCAAGATAAATTTATATTTGATCAAACAGTTCCTGGTATAGCAGAGAATATACTAGAGGGTAAAAAGTTTGGGTTACTAGAGGGTAAGCGTGTAGATAACGAAATGTTTAACGTTCTAAACAGATTTGAAGAGAAGGTGAGCTACCCTTTATTGCTTACTATTTATATGGAATCTATACTTCTTAACAAGAAAGCTAAAACAGTTTGGAACTTACCTACTCACTTTATTAATTTGATAGGTAACACTTCTTTTGCTTTAATGAATGGTCACGTTAGCTTTAAAGACTCTAAGTACTTTGCTAAAGAGGCTATAAAGTCTGTAAGTAATATGACTGATCCTCAAGTGAAAGAGTTTAGAGAGAAGCTAATAAAGCTTAGAGTTATAGATAACTCAGCAACACTTAGTGAGATACAATCTATAACTGAGCAGGTTAAAAATAGTAACTTTAGTATATCTGAGTATGTTAAAAATAAGGACTTTACAGATAAAGGAGCTATAGGTTATTTAAGTAAGATAGGTAAAAAACTTGACAACTGGGCTACAGATGCTTATCAAGCTGAGGATAACGTTTGGAAAGCTTACGGTTTCTTGTCTGAAAAAGCTAGATACTTAGAAGCTGGATTTTCTGTTGAAGATGCTGAGGCTACTGCAGCTAAGAATGTAAGAAACTTATACCCAAACTATAACGAGATACCTAGAATAATAAGAACAATAGGTAGATCTCCTGTGGTTGGTTCTTTTGTTGCTTTCCAGGCTGAGTCTGTTCGTAACACTAAAAATGCAATACTGCTTGGACTTGAAGAAATATCTAGTGACAATAATGTTTTAAGAAAGTCTGGAGTAGCAAGGCTATCTGGTACTCTAGCTACTTTTACTCTTCTTCAAAGCATGCAGTTGTATACAGCTAAGTTCTTCATGGAGTCTTTCTTTGGAGAGGATGAGGATGACGAGCAAGTTGAAACTAGAAAGATAAGAACTATTTTACCAAGCTGGGACGCTAAAGGATTATTATCCTATACTGAAAAAGGTGAGTTAGAGTCTAGATATTCTAAAGGTCAAAAATACAAGGACAGATATATAGATTATATAAACTTCTCCAGAGTATCTGGTGTGGGTTATATTAAGGACTTATTTAGATTAGCCTTTACAGATATTAAAACAGAACCTGGAAAGGAAAGCTTTATGAGAATTGTAGAGGCTATCTACGAGCCGTTTTTAAGTGAAGAGATGACTTTAACTTTATTTCAAGAAGCTTATAACAATAAGGGCGGAAAAGTATATAATGAAACTGATGACAACCTAACGAAGCTTTTTAAAAGTATAGAATTTATAGGTAAAGGAATTGCTCCAGGAACACTTAGAACTGGTGTTAGAATAGGTGAATCAGTATTTGAAGAGGACTCTGAACTTGTTCCTCTTTATGAGGTATTAGCTATATTTGGCTTAAGAGTAAATAGAATAAATGTAAACAAGAGTGTTTACTTTAGATCTAGATTTGCTAAACAAGAGCTTACTGATATAGTAGGTAAAGATGTTATGAAGGATGAGAGTAAGTTGAGAGGATTCATAACCAAAGGATCTGAAGATTATGACTCAAGAGCAGATGAGGTATTAAATAAGTTTGCTGATATAATTAGTGCTGCTAGATTAAACAATATAGCAGGTGAAGACATAAGACAAATACTAAGAAAGGCTGGAATGAGTAATCTTTTAATATCTATAGCTGAGAAAAGAGGTATTGATAGATACCACCAAGACAACATAAACATATTAAAAGACGAATAAAATATACAAACACTATATAATTAATTATTTAATTACTAAATTTGTATTACTTTTCTAAGGTTCCATTCTGGAACAGTTTGCTTTTTTGTTCGCATTCATAGATTAGTTTTTTGGTTGTTTGAGAAGGAGGGGTAGTTCCCTCCTTTTTTTTTACTATATTAGCTCTATGGAAATAGGTATACAATTAATCAATGGGGTAGTGTTTGGATTTAGACTATTCCCTCCAACAGAATCTATGCCATACAACGAACTCCAGCTATTTGCTGGAGTTATATGCTTTTATGTTGTTTGGGATTAATTCTCGCAACTAGAGCAGTCATCTTCTTCCCCACAGCATTCTTCATCTTCAGGGTCAACAAGGTCAACTATCCAAGATTCAAATAATTTTTCTTTAGATTCATCTGATCTTTTTAACGCTTCTCGTAAAGCTTCGTCTCTGTCGTGTAACATTACTATATTATTTTAAAAAAGTATTGGGGGGTCGCATGGACGACCAAATCTCAAAAACCCCCCGAATACAAGAACAACCTAGCCCATATTGCTTAAAGCTAGGATTTATATATGTAGCACTCACGCAGCTTACTCTCGTTTTTTAGAACCCCTACCTAAGATGGTATCGACTGCAATATCGACCTCCTTTTGATTTGATGGGACATATACGTCTAATTTTTGATCGGTATCATGAAGATACTTTAAAAACAGCTTGAATCGCATCTTAAACTCAGGGGTTCTTATTCCTTTTGTCTCTATAATAAAACCCTTCTCTAAATTAATAAAGTCTGGAGTATAAGATATATTTCTTATATTACCAGGCTTCTTTTTAAAGGTAGTTTTACCTTTTGTTTTTCCCTTATCCATAAGAAGTCCTTCAAACTTGAATTTCTCTACAAGCTCAAAAGTTTTTCCTTCGTATTGATTTGGGATCTTTGCTTTTTTAAGGGCTCTATAACAGTAAAGCTCTAGTCCTGAGGCAAATGTAATTCCATCTGCGATGTGTTTCTTAGCTTTAGTTATCTGCTTTCCTTTTCTTCTCTTGAATCGCATTAAGCTAAGATATGAAATAATTATTTCTTACCTCTATTCCTAGCCCTATTTTTAGATTGACTTTCTAAAACAAGATTACCAGATTTAGTATGCGAAGCATCCTTTCCATCACCTTTCTTACCATTCTTTCTATTGAAAAGGTTTAGTTTAACACGATACTTCTTTCTTTGTTCAGATGAAGAATATTCGGAGTCGTACTTTTTTTTCTTTTTATACGACTCCTTATTCTTTCTATAATGTTTAGTGCTTTTACTTGCCATGCTATATTATTGTAGCCTGCAAGATACGAATTATTTCTTTTCTTTTGGAGGAGTTGGTATACCAAAAACGTATTTAGCAAGTTTATCTGCATTCTCTAAAAGAGATTTAGCGTTCTTACTTGTTGGTAGTCCTGAGGCTATCTCTAATACTCTAGCTCTCATTTCACAGTCAAACTTTAATAATCTAACCTGATGTTCTCTGTCTTTCTGTTGCTTGTTCATGTCTAAAATTTAATTATAGTTAGTAAATCTAAA